GTAGTCTTCTCTCCCCCGCCCCTACCCCCGGGGTCGGACCAAACCAAGATCGTTTAGACATTGTTGATCTTGAAAGGTCGCCGGTCGCCCGGTTCTGACCGGCAACACTGGCCGCATGGCGTCCGACCAGCTCCCGCTGACGATCCCGCGCGGCCGTAAGGGCAGGCACGAGGCTGCCACGGACAAAGCCATCGCGGCCGCGCAGCGTGACAAGCGGCTGACGCCGATCGACTCGGCGATCGTGACCACGTGCCGGGCGCTTGCCCGTCAGCTGGACGTTGCCGAGCGGGACGCCGCGCCCTACGCCACCGCGGCCGTGTCGCGGGAGCTGCTGGCGGCGTGCCGCGCGGCCGGGCTCATGGGCGACACCGGGTCCTCGGAGCTGACCGCGTGGCTGGACCGCCTCGACGATGAGGACCAGGTCGACGGCGAGGCAGGGTGATCGTCGCGACCCCGCCGACGCCCGGGCGCCGGCGCCGCGCCGGCGCCGTCGTCCAGGTCGCCCGGGCGCTTCGGACCGCGCCGATGCCGTGGCAGCGGCACGTGGCCCGCGTGTCCAGCGAGCTCGCCGACGACGGCCCCGGCTGGGCGTACGGCACCGTGGTGGTGACCGTGCCGCGGCAGGCCGGCAAGACCGTGACCTCGAGGGCGACGTCTGTGGCCCGCGGGCTGACCATCCCCGACCACCAGTCGTGGTACACGGCGCAGACCCGTGAGGACGCCCGCCGCCGGTTCCTCGACCTCGCGGCCGCGGTGCAGCACCGCCGCTGCCCGATCCGGCCGCCGTTCACCACGGTGCGCCTGTCGAACGGGTCCGAAGGGATGCGCTGGCCGTCCGGGTCAGCCCACCGCCTGTTCGCGCCGACCGAGGCAGCGCTGCACGGCGAGGCCCTCGACATGGTGACCATCGACGAGGCCTGGTCCCACTCCGAGGTCCTCGGGCAAGCGCTGCTCGGCGCGGCCGTGCCCGGTGGCCTGACCCGGCCCTGGTTCCAACTGTGGATCGTCAGCACCGCCGGTGACGCCTCGAGCGCGTGGCTGCGCGGATTCGTCGACGCCGGCCGCGCCGCCGTCGCCGCCGGCGCCCGGGCCGGCATCGCCTACTTCGAGACCCGGGCCGAAGGACCCGACCCCGAGCAGCTGCTCGACGCGCACCCTGCCGTGGGTCACACGACCACCCGCGACCGGCTGGCGCGCCTGATCGCGGCCGCCGGCCCCGACGCGCCGCGCGCGTTCGGGAATCTGTGGCCCGACGACAACGCCACCGGACCGTTCCCGCCGGGCACGTGGGCCGCGGCCGCCGCAGACGTCGACCCGCCCACGACCGGGCCGGCCGCGGTCGCGATCGACGTCGCACCGGACCGGTCGGCCACGTCGATCGCCGTGGCGTGGCGCCGCGGACAGACCACGGCGGCCGCGGTCGCGGTCACCGGCCCGGGCACCGGGTGGGTCCTCGAGCACGCCGCGCGCCTGGCCCACCAGCTCGCCTGCCCGGTCACCTACGACGAGCGGTCCGCGGCCGCGGCCCTGGTCGACGCCTGGCCGGCCACCGTGCGCCGCCGCGCGATGGGCACCCGCGACGTCACCACCGCAGCCCAGCAGGTCCACGACGCCGTCGCCCACGGCACCATCACGATCCGCCCGGACCCGGCGCTGGACGTCGCCGCAGCCGGCGCGGTCACCCGACCCATCGGCGACGCCTGGGCCTGGGGACGCCGGACCTCCACCGCAGACATCACCCCACTGGTCGCCCTGACGTTCGCGTGCTGGGGACTGTGGCACGAGACCCGCGAGCCGCTCCTCCTCGTCTGAATGTGCACGACTATCGGTCGTGACTGTGCAACAGTCGTTGCGATGGGTAAGCACGCGAAGCGCATCCGCCGGCTCGAGGCCGAGCTCGGCCGCGCCCGCGAAGCCCTCGACGCCCCGCCGCTGGTCAAGCCGCCGGCCCGCGCCGTGGCCGGCGGACACCTGACGTCGCTGGCGACGGTGTACCGGTGCATCGCCGTGCTGTCCTCCGCGGCCCGGCAGCTTCCGGTTCAGCAGGTCACCGGCGCCGGCGCCGTCGAGGACCTGTCCGAGTGGCTGCGCCTGCCCCAGCACTACGGCGCCCCCGAGACCCTGCCCGACCTGATCACCGGCGCCATTCCGTCGATGATCACCCACGGCGCCGGCTACTTCTGGGTCCGCCCCGGCGGCGACCGGTCCTGGGTCCTCGAGCGGGTCCGCCCCCAGCGGGTCACCGTCGCCTTCGACGACCGGTACCGGCGGCACTGGAGCCTCGACGGGCGCCCGGTCGCCTTGGTCGAGCCCCGCACCCGCAGCGAGGGCCTGCTGGTCGCGCCGTACCTGCTGCTCGACGACGTCGAGACCCCCATGGGCCCGCTACAGGCCGCGGCCCGCGGCAACCTCGCCCAAGGCTGGACCGACACCGACCAGTACGCCACCCGCGTCTTCCGCGCCGGCCTGCACTCCGGGCAGCGCCTGGAGTCCGACCAGGAACTACAACCCGAGACCGCGCAGCGGTACCAGCAGGAGTGGATGGCCGCCCACTCCGACCCCGCCGCGCCGAGAATCCCGGTCCTGGGCTCCGGGCTGAAACTGGCCACCGACGTCATCGACCCGCGCGCCGCCCAATGGATCGAGGCCCGCACCTGGAACGCCCAGGAACAGGCCCGCATCCTCGGCGTCCCCGCCCGCTACCTCGGCCTGCCCGCCGGCGACTCGATCACCTACACCAACGCCCGCGACAACGACCGCGCCTTCCTGCAATGGGGCCTCCAGTCGTACCTCCAGCCGATCACAGCCGCCTGGTCCTCACTGCTGCCCGTGGGCCGCAACCCCGCCGAGGACCGCTCCGTCCGCTTCGACTTCGCCGCCCTGCTCGAGCCGACCGCCGGCTCCGGCGACCTCACCGACCAGCAGGCCCCGCCGGCCGCCGAGTCCGCTCCCAGCGAACCGCCGGCGCTTCGGGTGGTCGCCGATGCCTGAAACCCGCGCGCTCGAGATCCCGACCGCCCGCGTCCGCGAGGAAGCCGGCGGCGACGGCCGCACGATCGAGATCCTCGCCGTGCCGTGGAACACGCCTACCGGCGACGGCCGCACCGAAACCGGCCTGTCCGAGCAGTTCGCGCCCGGAGCGTTCCGGCACGAGCAGGTCATCGGCCGGCCGCTGCGCTGGCGGCATGACGAGCCGATCGGCGTGATCACCGCCGCCCGCGACACCGACGAGGGCCTGGTCGTGACGGCCCGCGTCGCTGATACCACGCTCGGCCGCGACGCGCTCGCCCTGGCCCGTGAGATGGGCGACGCCCTCGGCGCCAGCGTCAAGTACCGGGAGGACCCCGGCACCGACTGGACCGCCCGCCCGGTCACCGTCGCCAGCGCCGAGATGGACGAGCTATCCCTGACCGACCGCCCCGTGTACCGAACCACCCGCACCAAGCGGATCAGAGAGGAATCGAGAATGCCCGACACTGACACGCTGGCGCCCGAGAGCCCGGCGACGACCGAAGCCGTCGACGACGGCCGCACCCGCGAGACCCCCGACATCCGCGATGTCACCGGCACCGACCTCGGCGCCGAGCTCGGCAGGCTGCGCGAGCAGGTCGCGACCCTGTCCGCCGGCGTCAGCGGAGCCACCCACGGCGGCGAGGCGACCTCGACCCTGGCGCGGTTCCGCAGCCTCGGTGAGTGGGCGCTGGAGACCTACCGCACGACCGACGCCGCCGAGGCCGCCGCCCGGTCACGGGCGCTGGCGGAGCAGCTGGTCGCCGGATCACCCGGTGTCACCCAGCCCACGTGGCTGACCGACATCAAGCGCCTGGTCGACCGGGGCCGGCCGTTCCTGAGCAACCTCGGCGGAGGGTCGGCCCTGCCGCCGGCGCCCGAGACCCCCAGCTGGCCGTACTACGACGGCACCCTGCTGTCGCTGGTCAACGAGCAGGCCGAGGAACTCGACGAGGTCACGAGCGTGGCCGTGGCGATCAAGCGCGCCACCGGCACGATCAAGACCTACGCCGGCGGCTCCCGCGCCAGCTACCAGCTGCTCGAGCGGTCCAGCCCGTCGTACTACGACGCCTACCTGCGCATCCTCATGCTCGCGTGGGCGCGGCGCACCGAGGTCCAGGCCCTGGCGGCCGCCGAAGCCGTCGTCGGCGCCACCGCGGTCGACGACATCTTCGACGAGGAGAACCCCGCGACGCTGTTCACGGCAGTCGTCGAGGCCGAGGGCGCCATCCAGGACGCCACCGGCGCCGGCCTGGACGTCGTCGCCGTGGCCCCGTCGAAGTGGACCGCGATCGCCGGCGCGCTCGACGCGGACGGCCGGCCCCTGTTCGCGGCCGCCAACCCGCAGAACGCCGGCGGTGTCGCCACCGCCCGCGGCGCCCAGGGCCTGGCCGTGGCCGGTGTCCCGATGGTCCGCGGCGCGGTCGAGACCACGGCGCCGATCGTGGCGACCAACCGGGCCGCGTTCGCGTGGCTGGAGGAAGGCCCCCGCGCGATCACACAGGAGCAGGTGTCGGTGCTCGGCCGCGACGTCGCCGTGTACGGCTACGCCAGCCCGGCCGCATACGCGCCCGCCGGCATCATCAAGATCACGCCGACGACGTGACACCGCGGGCCGCGGCGCCCGGCTCAGGTCCGGTTCCTGGGCGCCGCGGCCCGACCAGCTGAGAGGAGGCGACCAGCGTGGACCTACCAGCCGCGACTGACGTCGCCGCCTACCTCCAGATGACAGACCCGTCCCTGGACGTCCTCGCCGAGATCACGGTCAGCCTCGAGACCGCGGTCGAGGCGCAGGCCGCCCGCTGCGACGTCACCGACTACACCCGGTCGCTGTGGCAGGCGTGCCGCCGGCGCGCGGCCCGCGACCTCGCCGCCCGCGGCGCGGTGCTGGGCATGGTCGACATGGGCGACCTCGGCGCCGTGCGGATCTCCGGGTGGGACGCACAGATTGAGGCCCTCGAGGGCCCCTACCGGCGGGCAGGCCTCGCATGAGCGGCACAGTCGACGAGGTCCTGGCGTTGCAGGCCGCGGCCGCGGCTGCCGGCTACCCGACCAGCGTCGCCGTCCTGGCCGGCGCGGTGCGCCCGGCTGTGACCGTCGGGCTGCCCACCATCGAACCCGTCACCGGCGTGTGCGACGGGCACAACGACCTGACCGTGGCCGTGCGGGTCACCGGCGCCGGCGTCACCGTCGAGCAGCTGCTCGACCTGGTCCAGGCCGTCGACGACGTCATGGCCGTGATGCCCCCGGACTGGACCATCACCACGGCCGCACCCGACCAGCTACCCGACGACACCCCCGCCTACACGATCACCGCCTCGAAGGAGACCTGATGCCCACACAGATGTCATCGAGCCTGTCGCTGACGCTCGCCACCGTCGAGTTCAACTGTCAGGTGATCGGCGCGAAGCTGAACCCGCCGGCGTCCGGCAAGCCGACGCTGGTGCGCACCGCCTGCCCCGCCACGGTGATCAGCGAACCCGGCGACCCCGTACCCGGCACCCTGACCGGCGAGGTCTACACCGACACCCTGGAGGACGGCCTGACCGATGTCCTGCTGACCGCGAAGGACACCGACGCCGAGCTGGCCTACGTGCTGACCATGTGGGACGACGACGACGACGCCGCGCTGCGCTGGACCGGCACCTGCACCGTCGGTGACCTCGAGCTGGACTTCACCCCCGGCAAGCGGGCCCGCCACCCGCTGAACCTCGACCTGGTGACCGCGGTCCGGTCCCGCCCGCCGACCACGCCGTGAAACTGTCGGTGACCGCGTCGCCGCTGCTGGCGGCCGCGGTCGTGGCCTACGACCGGGCGCCCACAGAGGTCCGCAGAGCCGTCAACAAGGCGAACCGGGACGCCGTGTCCTGGGCGCGTCCGATCGTCACGCAGCGGGCACGCACGGCCCTGGACCGGGCCATGACGTCGACCGTGCGCGTGTCCGCCGGGCAGAACCTTCGGATCGTGATGGGGTCAGCCGGGCGGATGCACGGCGGCATCGCGAAGAAGGACCTCGTGCGGGCGGTCGAGTTCGGCGCGGATCGGGAGGCGTGGCGCACCGTCGACGGCCGCTCCCCGAAGGGCCGGCCCTACCGGATGCGCCGCCGCAGCATGCGGCAGCTGCCGTCCCGCGTCGACGACGGCCGGCTGCTGTACCCGTCGCTGCCCGACATCGCCCCCCGCCTGGTCTCCGACCACATCCGCAACATCGCGGCCGCGCTCGGAGCGTGACCCGTGGCCGCGATCAGCTTCGACTTCATCGCCGACCTGAGACGGTTCCTGCCCGGCGCCCGGCAAGTGTCGTCGGGTCTGGAGGACATCGAGACCGACCTGCGCGACGTCGCGGCCGCCGGCGACCGCCTAGACCGGGAGATGGACGCCGCGTTCACGTCGATGCGCACCGGCGCGTCCCGCACCGGCACAGCCATCAAGAACGACATCGGCGAGTCGACCCGCCGCGCCGGTGACACCGCGAAAGAGGGCATGAGCGAGGTTGGCTCCGAGCTGGCCGAGAACCTGTCCGAGGGCTTCCAGTCCGGTGACTTCCTCGGCGTGGCGACGGAGACGTCCGCCAGCCTGACGCAAGGCCTAGCTGGGCTGGGCCCGCTGGGCGTGGCTGGTGGTGTCGGTGCCGGCGTGGTGTCCCTGATCGTGTCGAACATGAAAGCCCGCGCCGACCGCATCAAGGCGATCGGCGTCCAGTTCGGCGAGTCGCTCGGCAACGCCATGGCCGACGGCATCACCCGTGCCGAGCTCAGAACCGAGGTGGTCGAGGCCCTCAAGAGCAGCCTCGAGGAGACCGGGATGACGTTCGGCCAGTTCGCGAAGCTGGTCACCGACTCCGGCCTGTCCATGGACGAGGTCATCGCCGCCCTGGCGACCGGCGGCAAGGGCATGCAGGAGGTCCTCGACGTCCTCAACAGGATCACCGAAGCCGGCACCCACCAGGTCAAGGGCCGCCAGCATTCGGTGACGGTCCTGACCGACGAGGCCAAGGCCGCCAAGGGCCTGTCCGACAAGCTGAAAGAGCTCGACGAGTCCGTGGTGCAAGGCGTCGACTCCGCGGTGGCCTACGCCGACGCGATGGACGGCGGCCGCAAGACCGCGGCCGACTGGCGCCGCGAGCTCGACAAGGTCCGCGCGTCCTACGGCAAGCTCGGCCCCGCCGCCAACGCCGCCGCTGACGAGGTCATCGCGGCCGCGAAGCGGGCCCGCGCCGGCGCCCAGTTCCCCGACACCGGGTCCGCGTCCTACCAGTGGTGGTACTACGCGCCCGACTCCGGGCGGCGCGGCACCCCGCGCAATCACATGCGCGACGGGAGGCGATGACCAGTGGCAGCGACGCTGACTCCTGATGGTGGCGACCCGGTCGACGTGGTCGTGTGGCGTGACGACGCCCGTGTCTCCGGCTCCGGTGTGACCGTGTACTGGCCGCTGGACTCCTCGGCCCCGGTGATCGCGCTCGGCCCGGTCACCGCACCTGGCGGTGACTTGACCTTCGTCTACAGCGACGACGCCTGGTCGGCCCTGCTGTGGGGGGGCCTGGTCACCCTCGACACCGGCGACTGTCCCGACGTGCCGTCGCGCACGTTCGCCGTCCTGGGCCTGGCCGTCACGGGCTCCAGCGACGACCCGACCTCCACCAGGCTGATCCGCGCCACCGTCCAGGCCACGGACCTGTAGCCGTGTCCGCGATCCTGGGCCCGCTGCTGCCCGACCCGCCCGGCACGTGGGTACGCCCCGACCAGTGGCCCCCCGAAGGGTGGGACGACTTCGACCCGACCCGGTCGACCCACGACCCGGTCACCGTCGTCACGCTCACGACCCCCAACCTCGAGCTGACCGACGACGACCACACCGTGCAGTGGGAGTCGTGGCGGGTCACCCCCGTGGGCGGGCCCGGCGTCACCTGGGATGACCGGGTCTTCCCCCGCGGCACCGCCACCGTCGAGGTCCCCCCGTACGACGCTGTGGCGTGGGCGCCCGGGCCCGGCACCAACCAGCCCGAGACCCCGACGATGACCCCGGACGCCGGTGTGCCGTGGGCGCTGACCCCGTGGGGCACCCTGGTCGCGGTCCACGTCGGCTGGGACACCCCGGACGGCAGGGTCGGTGTGCGCCTGTTCGACGGCGTCGTCACAGCGACGGACCTGGCCCGCCCCGGCGACACGTGGCAGCTGACGTGCGCCGACTTCACCAGCCTCCTCGACGACACCCAAGCCCACCAGGACCGGGCGCTGTGGCAGCTGACCGAGTCCGTGTCCCAGCCGCAGCGTGACTCCACCGACGGCTACCGGCTGCGCACCGCCGTCAAGTTCATGGCCCGCGAGGCGACCGAGAACTGGTGGCCCCTGCCGCTGGCGCAGCTACCCCACGACGACGAGGACCTCGACGCCGGCGCGTTCGGCTTCGACTGGGACCTCGAGGCGTTCGACGACGAGGCGACCCTGATCGACGCTGACACCAACATGGGCGGACAGTCCTTGTGGGCGTGGATCGAGGAGTGGTGCGACACCTACCGGGTCGAGGCCGCGGTCATCCCAGGCGCCGCCGGCACCATCCGCGTCGCCGACTCTCCGGCCACCGGCACCGCGTCGCGGCTGACGTTCGCCGAGGGCGAGAACCTGCTCGCCTGGACCGCCGGCTACGCCCGCATCATCAACCGCGCGCTGGCGACCGTGGAGACCCGGGGGCCACGCACCCGCCGCACCACCGTCGACCCCGGCGCCTGGGCGCAGTGGGTCGACGACGAGTGGTCGTGGACGTGGGAGGCGCCGACCACGGACCCGACCGGGTGGGACTCCAGCCACCACGAGGTCCGCATCCGCTGGCAGGGCCTCGAGGTCACCCTCGAGGCTGACACCCTCGACGGCGCCGCTGTGCAGCTGCTCCCGCATTCCGTGGACTGGGGCGACGGCCAGGTCACCGGCCGCCCCGGCGTGCAGGCGTCCACCATCGACCAGGGCGACTACGTCGCCGATGACACCTTCGACCCCGGCACCCGACGCCTGATCCCCCACCGGTACGACCTGCCCGGCCGCTACGTCATCACCGCCACCTTCGCGGCCGCCGCCGGGCACGTCGTCCAGGTGGTGATGATCCGCGACTTCACCGACCTGCCCGAACGCACGTTCGCGATGCAGGGCCAGTCCGTGTTCAACTCCGGCGCCAGCTCGGTGCGCCGCTCCGGGCGGAAGACCTGGACCGGCGTCAAACACGTGGGCCGGTGGTTCGCCGACGCCGAGACCGAGGACCGCGAGGACCTGGCGAAGGCGTGGGCCAACCGGATGCGCAACCGGGTCCGCGGCAGGGAACGCACCGCCCAGCTGCACGTCGTGCCCGCGCCCTGGATCACCCCCGGCGACACAATCCGCATCCGCACCGCCCGCCTGGGCACACAGCGGATGACCGTTACCGCAGTCACCGTCCCCATCACGCCGACCCCGGACGGCATGACCATCGATGCCGGCTACCGCGACCTCGCCCCCGGCGACGACAGCGGCGGTGGCGGTGGCAACGGCGGCGCCAGCTGATCAGTCGAGCGGAACTGCCGGTGACGTGTCACGCGCCGACGAGGGGAAGCGTGACACGTCACGCGGCCGCGAGGGGAAGCGTGACACGTCACGCGGCCGCGAGGGGAAGCGTGACACCCCGAGGTATCGGCGCCGCGGCAGGCGCGATTCACCCCCCGGGCGACAACGATCCCGCGGACAGGGCCACGGCGGCCGCGAGCCGGTCCATCGCCCCGTCGCTGGCCGCGGTGTACACCTGGGTGGTCGCGATCGAGGCGTGGCCGAGGACCCGCGACAAGGTGATCAGGTCGCCGGTGGCCCGGTATGCGGCTGTGGCGTACCGGTGGCGCAGCTGGTGGGTGGTGCAGCTGCCCAGCGCCCGGGAGATTCGCCGCCCGATCGCGTCCGGGGAGATGTGCCCATCGACCCGGCCCGGGAACACGTGACCCGGCGGCCGGGCCCGGATCAGCGCGGCCAGGTCCGGCGCGACCGGGACCAGCCGCTCACGGCCCTTGCCCCGCACGACCAGGCGGTCACCGCCGATCAGGTCCGTGGTCGCCACCGCCGCGATCTCCGCCCGCCTGAGCCCGAGTTCCGCACCGAACCGGATCGCCAGTCGGTCCCGGTCGCCCGCGGTCGCCAGCGCGGCCGCGATCACCGACTCATCGGCCGGCCGTGGCACACCGCGCCGCACCGTGGGGACCTCGAGGTCATCAGCCGCGGGCACGTCCCACCCGCAGCGGCGCGCCCACCGCAGCCACGACCGGACCGCACCGACCGCGCTGCGCCTGGTCGCAGGCGACCACGACGGCCACGCCAGCCACGCCCGGGCGTGTGCAGCGGTGATCGGCTCACCGTCGGGGATGGTGGCCGCCCAACGCAGTAGGTAGAACCGGCGCAGCCGGATCGTCGTGGGCGCCCGGCCGGCCGCGAGCTCGGCTTGCGACCAGTCGTCCAGCGAGTCGGCAACCTCCTGGTTAACGACAACCGTGTGATTCGTGTCCACGACAAGCCCACCTTGCTCCCCGTCACCCCATAGAGGTGTCGGGCTGCGCGCCGCCGGTCCTGTAGTGAGGATCGCCACGCCACCGGCCCAGCTGGGCGGCCCGCTGCCGGTGATGCCGCACCGCGGCCGCCAGCTCACTCTTGATGCCGTGCCACCCCGACAGCCACCCGCACCGCTCCTGACACGTGTATGACCACGAGTACGCCGGCGGGTCATCCGCCCAGTGGTCGTACTCATGCTGACGCGCCAGCTGCCACACGTGGGTCTCGTGATCGCTCACGGCCTCCCACCCACACGAGCAGCGAACCTGCCACGACCCCTCGTGCATCACAGCGAGCCCTCAGAGGTGGTCACGCCTCGGACCCGAGGTCCGCGACGACGGCCGGGTGACACCGCCACGCCTGGAAGGCATCCTCGGCCCTGCGCTGCGCCTCGATCGCCTCCTCGCGGCACCGAGCGACGTACTCGCGGTCAACCGCGTCACTGGGCGGCCATGCCCTGATGACGGCATGGGCGAGGGCCGCGTAAGCCCACCGCTCAGTCGTCCACGCCTGCTCGAGGGCAGCGGCAAGCTCGGCGTCGTCGGCCCTGTCCGGTACGCTGCTCAGGCGACGCGATCCCGTAGCCCGGCAGGTTGCTGGTTCGAGTCCAGCCGCGGGAGCCCCCTGTCGTCCAGCGTCGTCGCCAGGACTTCCGCCACCCGTCGGCGCTCCTCGAAATCCCGCCAACGGTTCCCGTTGCGGCCCCGAAGCTTGTCCCGGATCGTGCCTCGATGAACGCCCATCTTCGACGCGAGCCACCCCTGAGACCGGTGGTGCCGCCACAAAAGCGCTACCACGAGCTCGCTGAACTCCTGGTCCCCGGCCATCGCCGCCTCGGTCTTCGTCGCCATAGCCGTCATTGTGCATGACCCCTCCGGTGAATCCCCGGCACACCGCAAATGGCGTGCGTGTCGCTGACGGTAACACGCCAAATGGCGTGCGACGGTGACCGGGTGAGTCACCGCGCCGTCGCCCACGCCCTCGAGTTCCCGGGCCCCTGGTCCCCAACAGCGCGGCACGTGGCGGCCGTGATCGCCGCCCACGTCAGCGACGAGGACGGCACGTGCTGGCCCAGCGACGCGCGACTATCCACGCTGACGGGCCTGGCTCCTCGCACCGTCAAGCGTGCAGTAACGGAGCTCGAGGCCGCCGGCGCGCTCGATCGTCGCACCGGCGCGTTCCGGGCCGGCGGCCGACGCCGCGTCATCACGTGGCTGCACTGGCCGATCGGGCCCCGCCTGGTTGTGGATAACTCGACCGGCACCGAGGACCCGAAGGGCCACACAGGCACCTCCGAAGGGCCACACAGGCACCTCGCCGAAGGGCCACACAGGCACTTAGAACCTGTCAGGAACCACCCATAGGAACCACCGGGGTACAGGCCCACCTGTACGTACCGGGTTATCCACAGGAAGGAAGATCGATCCCCATGAATCCAGACGACGAAGCCGAGGACTACCTCGACCCGACCCGACTGCCCCGGATCGCGACTGAGGCCGGCCCGCACACAGCCGCCGCGGTCCGCCGCGCTGTGGTGGCGCTGGAGCGGATCGCCGACAGCTGCGAGCGGCTCCACTTGCAGCTGGCCCTCGAGCAGCGGGACCTGCGGTGATCGGCGACGTGGACGTGTGGACGCTGCTGCTGGCCCTGTTCGCCTACGGGCTCGGCGTGTGGGCCGGCCGCGGCTGGCGCGCCACTGCGACGGAGCTGGACCTCGAGCTCGCCCGCCGCCAGCTGGACGCCCTGCGCGACACGCCGGATGTCCGCATACCGGATCAGCGTCGGACGGGCGTGGAACGGTGGGAGGCGTGAGCACTCGCACTGTCGTCGGCCGCTGGCTGCTGCCGGACGCCGTCACCCCCGCCACCGGGCACGTGCTCCTGGTCCCCAACCGGCGGGTGGTCCTGGTCGGCCCACCCGCCGTGATCCTGCCCCAGCGGCCGCTGAAAGCCGAGCTCGACGAGGACGGCGCGATCGCCCTCGAGCTGCCGTGTACCGGCACCGACGACACCGACCCGACCGAGTGGGCGTGGGAGCTCACCGAGCGGCTCGACGCCACCGACGAGCGCCGCTGGCTCTTCACGCTGCCCGAGGACCTCGACACCTTCGACCTCGCCACCCTCCGGGCATGACCTGGACCCGCACCGTCGTCGGCCGCTGGCTGCTGCCGGACGCCGTCACCCCCGCCACCGGGCACGTGCTCCTGGCGCCCAGCGCCCGCCT